TCCGGAATTGCTCGACGTCGCGCAGCGCGCCGCGCAGCAGGTCGTCGCACCGGTGGTGCAGTCGCTCGAAGAACAGAACGCCGAACTGCGTCGTCGTCTCGCGAACCAAAGCAAAGTCGCCATGGACATGGCGATCGAAGTGGCAGTTCCAAATTTTAGAGAGATCGACAACGATCCTCGCTGGCATCGCTGGCTGATGGGTATTGACCTTCTCTCCGGACGTGTTAGACAACGACTGTTGGACGAAGCTATCGCGGCCGGCTCTGCCCCCCGTGTCATCTCGTTCTTCAAGAGCTTCCTCAATGAGGAAGCAGCTACGGGCCACATCGCAGCCACGCCGCCCGCTCCCGTCGCTCGACCAGAGCCACCGAGAGCCCCGGCAGTCCCACTGGCTTCCTTGGCGGCACCGGGTAAGGGCGTCCCAGCTGGTGGCGGCGATAGCCACATCCAGCCCGACAAGCCCATTTACACCCGCCCCCAGATCGCATCGCTGTATGAGCACAAACGTAGAGGAGCCTACGTTGGCCGTGAGGCCGAATGGGCCCGTCTCGAAGTGGACATCATCGCTGCAGGTCGCGAAGGGCGCATCCGCTAACAACCGGGGCTGCCGCGTCACGCTCGTGTAGCCCCACACCTTGGGGCTACGCATGACCATTCCTTCCTCGGGTTTTCCCGGCGCAACGTCGGGCTCTCTGCCGCCGCTGACCCCGGCCGGCTCGACCGCGAACACCCTCCAGTCGACGGGCTTCATCCCGGAAATCTGGTCGGCCAAGCTGGTCGAAAAGTTCTACGCATCGACCGTTCTCGCGGCGATCTCGAACACCGACTACGAAGGCGAAATCCAGAACATGGGCGACCGGGTGAAAATCCGGACCAAGCCCACCATCACCATCCGCGACTACAAGGCCGACGGTCTGCTCGGTCTCGATCGTCCGTCGGGCGGCTCCGTTGAGCTCTACATCGGCATCGGCAAGTATTTCTCGCTGATCCTCGACGACGTGATGGAAGTTCAGTCCGACCTCAACGTCCTGTCGATGTGGTCGGATGACGCCGCGCAGCAGCTGAAGATCACCGTCGATCGTGACGTGCTCGGCAGCATCATCGGCGGCGCCGCCTCGACCAACCGCGGCGCAACCGCCGGCGTCCTCTCGGGCAACCTGAACCTCGGCGTCAAGGGCACCCCGGTGTCGATCGTCGGCTCGGGCGCCTCGGGCGGCGACGTCAACCTCATCGACCTGATCCTGCGCATGGGTCAGTGCCTCGACGAACAGAACATCCCGGAAGAAGGCCGCTGGATCGTGATGCCCGCTTGGGCAGGCCGCATGATCAAGCAGTCGGAGCTCCGTCAGGCGTATCTGTCGGGCGACAGCGTGTCGATGCTGCGCAACGGCCGGCTCGGCATGATCGACCGGTTCACGCTCTACATCTCCAACCTGCTGCCGACGAACTCGACGGACAGCACCAACCTCTCGTCCGGCGAACAGCCGATCTACGCGGGGCACGCCCACGGGCTCACCTTCGCCTCGCAGATCAGCAAGGTGGAGACGCTGCGGTCCGAACTCACGTTTGGCCAAATCCTGCGCGGCCTGCAGGTCTACGGTTACCAGATCGTGGACAGCAGCGCGCTGGTGCAGGCCATCGTGGCGAACGGGGACTAATAGTCCATGGCCGTAAACCCAACTCTCGACCAGTACGCAGCTGGCGGCGTCGCCAAGGCGTTGGCCAACGAGTTCGGGTTGAACGCAACCGCGCTCAACCAGTACAACGCGACCGCCGGTGTGTGGGGGCAACTCTACACGGCGGCTCACGCGAGCGGCTCCGCCATCAGTCAGTATTACGCGACCGGTGGCGCGCTCGGCAATCTCTTGGCGCTCGGCACCGGTACGTCCGGCGCCACCGGCTGAACGACCTTCGCGACATCTCTCAACGCTGTGCAAACGGCGTTGAGAGCCTCGCTGCGTAGGTTAAGCCTTTCTTAAGTTTTGGTCCGTACGCTTCGGCCGCGATCGGAGCGCGTAATGGCTGTTACCCCCTCATACCACGGCAATTTCACCGACGAAGACCAGCCCACGCTGCGCAAGGTGTCGGACTACGTCGCCGACGCGCGCACGCTGCTTCAGGACACCATCGCGCCTTACCGCTACGACGATCCGTCCATGCTGGTGGCGCTCAACATCACGATGCTCGAAACTTCCCGCCTGCGTCCGGACCTGTTCGTCTGGAATAATTTCGACGGGCAGGTCCAATCGTTTGAGGAAGTCGACGACACGCCAGTCGATATCGAGCCGCAATTCCGGCTCGCTGTCCTGCACGGGCTCTGCGCGCACGCGCTTGAACGCGATCAAGAAGATGTTCAAGACAGCCGCGCGTCGTCTTTTTTGGGAATGTTTACCACCGGGCTCATCGGCCATGGCATTGGCCCCGTGCAGGGCGGCTCGCCGCCGCAAGGCCGTAAGGAACGTCGATGACCGCGAAAAAGAGCGACAACTACTGGCGGAAACTTTTCGGGCAAGCTCAAGCGCATCTGTCTGGTGTCTCGAAAGCGCAGCTGCGCGTGCAGCTTTATGAGACGCTCGAACAGTTTTTCGATCTCTCCAATTGCTGGACCGAGACGCTGCCGGTTCAGGTCGTCCCGGAAGCGCAGGACTACAAGCTCTACCCCGCGCAAGGGCGCGTCCTGCGGCTTCTCCATGTGGTCGACCAGTACGGCACCGTGCAGGCGGCGATCATGCCGGACGTCGGCTCCGTGCGGTTTCAGTTTCCATACACGCAGGCACAAATGATGCAGGCGACGGTGGTCAAAACCGTCAACGATCCGCTGTGCTGCTACCCGCCCTACATTCCGGACTGGGTACTGCCGACCCATGGCGTCGGCATCCAGCACGGCCTGATCGGCAGCATGATGCTGATGCCGGGGCAGAGCTACAGCAACACGCAGATGGCGAACTACCATCTCCTGAAATTCCGTGATCGTTGCGCGCACGCACGCGTCGCCGCCACCAAAGCCAACACCGTCGGCGCGCAGGCGTGGGCCTTCCCGCAGACATTCCGGACCAGAAGTCAGAAGGGCGGAGTGAGCACGTTCAACGTTCACCCGACGACGCAGCGATGACCGATATTTGCGGCGACAACCACAGCCCGACGTCCGCGCGGGTCGACCTTGCGGTCGACAACAACGGCTCGTGGTCGGACGCCTTCCAGTTCGGCGATCTCGACGACACGACGTGGGAGCTCACCGGCTGCACGTTCGAGCTCCACGTTCGCCGCAACGCCTACGACAGCGCGCCGCTTCTGTCTTTAACGACCGGAAACGGCCGCATCATTACAGACGACAACATCCAGCGGGTCATCCACTTCGACGTCGACGCCGCCAGCTTGCGCACCGCGCTCGACCCGGGGGTCTACGTTTACGACCTCGTGATGATCGACGCGAACAGCGTTCGCGTCCCGCTCATGCATGGCATTCTGGAAGTCGTGCAGGGCGTCACCTATCCATGAGGGGGCGCAATGCCGGTCATCCGCAACGACCCCGCGCCGATCGTCACGAGGCCCATCGTTGTCGCGAACGCCGTCAACGTGCCGGCGGTTGGCCCGACGGGGGCGACGGGCCCGACAGGGCCTAACTCGACCGGCCCGACCGGCCATGCCTCCACCGGTGCCACCGGCAACACGGGGCCGACCGGTCCCGGCGCCGTAGGCGTCACCGGCCCGACCGGCATGACCGGTCCGCCGGGCTCCGTCGGCATAACTGGGTGGACCGGTCCGACAGGCCGATCGTTCACCGGCCCGACAGGTTCACTCGGCACCACCGGACCAACCGGTCCCACAGGGCAACAGGGCATTCAGGGCGTGGCCGGTGCGGCTGCCGCTACTGGTGCGACCGGGCCGACCGGCCGTGTCGGACAGACGGGTCCGACTGGTGTCGCCGGCGCCGCGGCGAACACCGGCGCGACTGGCCCCACCGGTGTCACAGGCCCGACAGGACGCACGGGACCGACGGGCTCGACTGGCAACACCGGTCCGACCGGCGTGACCGGCAACACGGGCCCGACAGGCCCGACAGGCTGGACCGGTCCGCTCGGCACGGGGCCAACGGGCAACACCGGACCGACCGGCGACACTGGTCCGCTCGGCACGGGACCGACTGGTCCGACCGGCAGCACGGGCCCGACCGGCGCCACGGGGCCGACCGGTGACACCGGCGCGCAAGGAATTCCCGGCACGGCGGTGAACACCGGCGCCACCGGACCGACCGGCGCGGACGGTTTTCTCGGCGGCACGGGACCGACGGGCAACACTGGTCCGACGGGACCGACCGGTATCCCCGGCACCGCGGTGAACACCGGCGCCACCGGACCGACCGGCGACACCGGCCCGCAAGGCATTCAAGGCATTCAGGGCGTCCAAGGAATTCAAGGCCCGACCGGCGACACCGGCCCGACGGGCGTGACCGGCTGGACCGGTCCGCTCGGCACGGGGCCGACCGGCCCGACCGGCAGCACTGGTCCGACCGGCGCCACAGGTCCGACCGGTGCCACGGGCCCGACCGGTCCGACCGGCGCGGTCGACGGCGTCGTGCCGCAGAACTCGAAGAGCGCCGACTACACCACGGTGCTCTCCGATGCCGGCAAGCACATCCACCATCCGGCATCGGATGCGAACACGCGCACGTTCACGATCGATAGCAACGCCAACGTCGCGTACACGATCGGCACGGTGATCTCGTTCTCGAACTTGAGCACCAACAGCATCAACATCGCGATCACTTCCGACACGCTGTACCTCGCCGGCACGGGGTCAACCGGCACGCGCGCGCTCGCGCAGTATGGTCTCGCGACTGCGATCAAGGTCACTTCGACAGCATGGATGCTTTCCGGAACGGGGCTTAGTTAGTCGATGCAGCCGTACAGCCAGCCATTTTTCTGGGTCATCACGACGACGGTGACGATCAACAGCATGCGCTACTGGTTCAACGGTCTCCCCCTGCCGGGCACCAAGATCGGCGCGCGTGACGCGGGAACGACGAAGTATTGGTTCAACGGGCTTCCGTGCCCCGTGCTTAAGGCTGGTTGATGGCCACACTTGTCCCTTACGCTGACGGCAATCTCACGGGCGCAAGTACGTTCGCCGCGACGGAGACCGGTGCTTCTGCGCTGGCGATGGTCCGGGCTAATAACGTCACAATGGCCAACGCGACGACGCTAACGTCGCCTACCTTCACGGTGACAAATGCCAAGGTGATCGACGGAATATTGCTGTTTCTTTACTGCAACGGCACTGCTGGTACCGGAACGTTCAAGGTCGATTTGCAGAAGGGCGGTGTTTCGCAGGCAACCGTGACCGTTAATAAGTCCGATTTACCCGCGCCGTCTTTTGCGACGCCTATACCTGTTGTCTTTAAATTTACAAGCACGGCCACCGGAGACGGCGGTTCGAACTGGACCATTGTTCTTACGACCGTGGCCGGTACCGGCTCTGCTACTGTCGTCCTTAGTCGTAATTCCGGCACCACCAACGACTGGACCCGTGCGTTGCGCACGACCACAGCCGCGACCGCTGCGGCGAGTGACAATTTGATTATCGTCGGAGAGTTGACTGGAGCGGGCACGCATAACGCTCGCGCAGTCACGATGGACAGCACTGCGGCAACCGTTTACGGCAATGGCAGCGTGAACTCCACGACCGTTTACGGCGGACTTGTCGCGGTTGGCCAATGGGGCACGCTGACCTACGGGACAACGGCTGCGACGAACTACCTACTTCAAGTGGCTGGGGACGTGTACGTCTATGAGGGCGGCACGTTGAATATGGGTTCGAACGGCGCGGAGATACCGCGCGACAGCACTGCTGCGTTAAAGATGCAGCCTGTATCTGCCGACAATGATTTTGGGCTTAATATTCTCGGCGGTGTAGTCAACATAAAGGGCCTTTCCCGCACGAGCGGAAAGAACATCGTCAAGGCGCTGCTCACGGCGGACGTTACATGCGCGAGCATCTGGACCACCACTAGCTCGACCAACGGTTCGGTCCTCTCCGTCCCCAACGCGCTTGGACCGGAAGGTTCGATCATCAATGGCGCGTATACTGATAACACCACCAATGGCAATCACGGGTATGGATACGGAACTTCCGGTGCGAGCATCACAGGAAACACCGTTCTGTCCGGGCAGATTGTGCTCAATCGAGGCAGCGGAACGCGCAATCGCTATGTGCGCGTGCAACTCGGCAACGCGGTTGCTGTCGGTAGCCACACGACCGGTGTATACGTCGATGTGGACCTTCAAGCAGGCACCATCGGCACACCCACTGCTTTCGGCACAGGTGGCTCTCCTTCGGCGAGCATCGCGGCCTATGGCACCGGATATGTCATCAAGATCAGCGGCAGCATCTCCAGCAGCACGGTAACCACGCCGGGTATTGGTTTCCTAGCTTGCTCTGCGGCAGCAACGACATCGTATGCTGGTGACACCACGCAGTGTTTCATTTACAGCCACGTAGCGTTGATCGTCGCTGCCTCGATCCCTGCCACGACCACTTGGAATATCAGCCAAGACACGGGATGGAAGTCGGGCGATCTGGTTGCTGTTGCGTCTACGTCTCAGTCATTCACTGAATGCGAACTGTTCCTTATTTCTGCCGACGCGGGCGTTTCCTCGTTTACGACAGTGCTGTATCCGACCTTCACGCACAGCGGTAGTTCGCCCATACAGGCTGAAGTTATTCTGCTCACCCGGAACGTGAAGATATGTTCGACGTCATCGTCGAACATGGCGTACGTGTACGCCAACTCGCGCGCTACGTTCAACGCATCGTGGGCGGAATTTTACTTTTTGGGCGGTTCTGCCAGCACGAACAATAAGAGAGGCGTAGAATTCGACGGAGAGGCTACGCTAGCCAACGCGAAAACGATGTCCTATTGCTCCATCCACGATGGCGAGAGCAACACTGTCTACATAGACGCGGGTGTAACCACCGTTAACGCCAATATCAGCTATTGCATGGGGTGGAATTCTGGTCCGTTCGCGTTGATCGGCCAAGTCACTAACGCCGATTATACATTCGACAACAACGTAAACATGCTCGCAGGAGGCTACAGCACCGGCAGCGGCTTCAGCTTTACTGATGGATTGGTAGGAACCATCACCAACAACACTTCCGTCGGGAGTGGGTCCAGCACGAGTTCAGGATTTAATATCAGTCAGGCGACTATATCTCTTTACAATATTGGAACGTTCCAGAATAACCTTACGCATTCTGGTGGCGGTCCCGGTTCTCTTTTTCAGGCAACTGGACTGAACGGCATCATTGACGGCCTGACCATCTGGAGACACAACGGGTACGGAATTCAATTCAGCGCGGGCATCAATACTGCAAGCGTAAAATTTACGAACCTAACGATCTTTGGAACGGCGTCCCCCTGCATTTACGCCTACGTGGATGCTCTGAACATATCCACCGGGATACTGTGCGGCGATACCACGTACACCCCGACCTACGCGATATATTCGCAGTATGGGGCTCTCCAGAGATTTGAATTCATTGACGTGGACATGAACCCCGGCACGGGCATCTACGCCGCTCCTTCCATAGCTGGTTTCAGCATAGCTTCTTCGACCCAGTACGCCCAAGTGGAGGGCTTCGCGAACAACTGTCGTTTCCCGACCACCGTCTTTGGCGGCGATGTCAAGGCCGACTGGACTGAAGACGGCTTCTTCACGCATCAGAAATACAACAAGACCGCGGGGGATCATCGCACCGACCTGAAGTACGGACAGATCAAGACGGACAGCACGATTTACAAGACAGCGTCACCGTCTGCGCGCATGACGCCACTTAGTGCGTCCAACAAATTGAAAAGCGCAGCCAAGCACCGTGGCTTCCTCGTAGCCTGTAACAGCGGCGCGTCGGCGTCCGTATCGGTGTACGTGCGCAAGTCTGCCGTCGGCGACGGCGCGGCGTACAACGGAAATCAAATCCGCCTCATGCAGCGTGCGAACTCCGCGATGGGGCAAAACTCCGATGTTGTTCTCGCCACCGGCAGCGCGAGCACAGGAACGTGGGAACAGCTGGTCGGCGTAACATCGACGGCTACCGATGACGGCGCGTGGGAGCTCTACCTCGATTGCGACGGCACCACGGGTTGGATCAACCATGACGACTGGCTGCCCGCATGACGATCACGCGCGATGATCC